GTAAAGTAACTGTTGTTATACCTGTTGCAGGGTTATATACAAAGTTTGTAGGTGTACCTACATCATCTTTTGGACATGTAAAGTATAGACCAACAAGTTTTATTTGATCATCAATACCGAGTCCGTGGTTTGTCGCAGTTGTTACGGACAATATACCAGTTACATTATTATATGACGCAGTGCTAATCTGGAATCCAGTTCCAGTTACGGTAGGAATGCCGATAACACCTGTGATGTTACCATTAGAATCTAACTCAGGAACTACTTTTGCACCTACAAATGGAGCATAACCTCTACCTGGCGTAGATCCTGCGGATACAATAATTCCACCTCTCGGTAATTGGTTCTCATTAATATCTCCAACATCTATTATCGGTGTCGTAAACCCTATAGAACTGATACCTGTAAATTGTACAGAACTAATACCCGCATTTTCTATAATTTTAAAGTTTGCATTGGTGTTATTTTCACTAAATGGTGCTTGGAATATATTATTGATGAATAATACACCGTTACCACCCGTTGTACCAATACCAGTAACCGCAGCTCCAGTAGATGTTAATGGGTAAATTGTCTCTAAACCGTCAAATGAGTTAGATATGTCATCGAACAATTGATTTTTGATATAATCTTGTCTTAGGAATGTTCTTCCACTGAATGTTGCTCTAGGATATGGTAAATTATTTGGATTTACTATACCTAAATCACCACCTAAAGGTGCATTAGTGAAATGTATATTACTATCTAATATCTGGAATGATCCTCTAAAGATCCTAGCAGGTTGTCCTGCAGCGTGTGGAGTAGCAGCAGTACCAACTGCACCTCTTTCTACTTCAGCTATCTTGAAAGTGCCTACACCGACCACAGGACCTGCACTGGTTGTACCAAATCCAACATTCCTTACAATAGAATATTCATCTTCAATTCTGATCAAGTCTCCAGATTGTATAGATCCAATACCACTTAATACAAATGCGGTAACAAATCCTGCAACAGGAACTTGTAAATCATAATTAACCGATGTAAACGCAATTGGTTTTTGTACAAGACCGCTAATTGAGACTATAGACTTAGAATCTCTCTTTGCCATAGAGAATCTATGCTGATTACCTGCACCAGTATTAGGTAAAAATGTAACAGCAGCACCTGATATTGCGTCATTTTTAGTTAACGCAATCCTATATTCGTCCTCATTATCCTTAATTGCAAAAACAAGGTCGGGAAGATGACCAGTTGTACCCGCACCCGTAACATATACAAGGGCAGTACCGCCAACACCTATTAGGTTGGAATCTGGTTTGTATATTAATTGCTCTTGAGTAGAGAAAAAGTGTTTTTGATTGAATGTTCCTGTTACTCTATTAAGGGCAGATGGATCTTCTGGGTTAGTTTCTTGTGCATATATTGGCACACCCTGATGTTTTAATTCAAATGTTTTACTATCTCTATTGTTTATTCCTAAGTATCTTGCTTGTGATACTCTCTCGGACGCTGATCCGTAATCAAATCCACCAACACCAAAGAATGTACCATTAGGATCTTCTTCTTTATATAATATTTCATTGTACGCAGTAACACTAACAACACCAGAAACTGATGGATGGAACTCTAGATTTATCTGCCCATCAGGTCTGTATGTAGAACCGAATGTACCTATTCCCATTGTAGCACCAATTGATGCTAATGGATACTCTGTTATAAAGTTTTCTTGATTGAATGGATCAGTTAATAAGTAAATCTGATGCATTGCCTGTGTATCACCTATTGCAACATGCACAGTAGACTTAAGAGATAAGTCTCTAATGCTTGCTATACCTACAAGTGTACTAATACCTGCTTTTGCTTGACTTGAAACTTCTAATCTCGCTGTTCTTTCTGTTCCATCTGGACTGAATGGTATTTTAAATCGGTAATTTGTAGTAGGTCCTACAACTGAAGGATCTACTGCAAGCATTCTTGATTTAACTTGTACTGTATTTTCTCTTCCATTCTCAAAATCAAGTTTTAATATACCGCCATCTATGTTAGATGTTACAGTTCCTATGAAATTAGGAGAAGATAAACCACTTAAATTTTGTTTAGTGTTAAATGCTGCTAACTCTGTCAAATATGTGTCTGTGCCAGTATGCATTACAGCATACTCAAGATAATCTACTTGAGGATCAACAGTATCAATTATGAGGAATTGTATAAGTGCTGCTTTAGTTGTTAGTGTAGAAACACCCACTACATTGGTTATAGTAGAAATTCCAAGTGTAGATGCTGCAGCGACTACACTCACTGATGATTCTACTCTAACATGACCAAAAGCAGTAGATCCTACTCCAACACTATCACCAAATTCTTGTCGTAAAGTTTTAATTTGAAAATCGGTATCAAACGGTTCATTAGGATAAACGATTAGATTTGTGTCAGCACCAGAGTAATCAGTCTCAAACTGAACATAACTGGTTGTAAGACCAAGTTGATCATAGTTCTTGTCTTGATATTTTTGTAATAAGTATGTTTCATTCTCAAGAGTAATAGAAATAAATTCATTTACCTGATATTGATTCTTTTTAGGATCTTCTGCGTTATGAACAGTTTGCGTAAAGAATCTTGAGAAATATCTTGGTGATGGGTAACTAGCTACAGATCTGTAAGCACTTAAATCATTAGATTCATTAGAAACAAAATCAGGACTTATATCATCATGAGTCAATACTCTATTTGTCTTATTAAGAATAAAGTCTGCAAGTCTTGTACTTCTTAATTCTACAAATTTTGAAACATTATCTTGTGGTTGGAAATCTCTTCCTAAGTCAAATGGATATATCGCATCTACTCGTAATGGTTCATCTGTTGTTAGATCTAACACTAACTCACCACCGTCTTCTGCAGGTTTAAATGTCTCACCAACAGCTTTGTAACCTGGCAACTCTGCGTCAGTTATAATTTCAGTATTTGCAAAATTCTTAAGTCCTGTTGGGTGTACAATATCATTTACATATGTGACCAAATCTTCGTAGGTCTTAGGACTTTCAATAGCGTATGATAAGTTTTGATAGTAATCGTTATCAGGTAATACTTGGTTAGTGTCATTAATTAATCCAACATTATCTCGCCAACCTACTACAGATTTAACTGATGATTGTATGTTAAAGTTGCCATCAAACTCTTCTACACCAGTAATTATAGCAGAGGAACCACTTAACTTACCAATCAATAAATCACCTATCTCTAAATCTTCAGCACCACTAACAATAAGATTAGCACTGTTAACATTGATGAAATCTAATCTAACATCAGCGAGTGGATCGTTATTTCTCTTAAATTGCTCATTCGGAACAAATGATGAGAATCCCTTAGTGACCTCAAATGTGGCAAGGAATTCGGTCTTAGTAATGTTACCAAAACCATAAATTGCAGTTGCACCTGTGCCAGGATTAGTGGAAATACCATTTAAGTCGAATGTTACTTGTCTTGGGTTTACTGCATCGTTATAGTCTGAAACTATGAACGAATTAAACTTATAATCTGCTGAGTTATATCCTTCACCACTTTCTGCGGTAATACCCTCAACATATACAGAATCTCCAATTTCTAAAGGTTCTTTCTTATATCCTAAAATTGGTGTAGATATCTTACATGTTAAAATACCAGAATCCGCAAATGCCTCTAAAATAGATATTCCATTACTATTTCTTATCGGTGCTATGCCAAAGTCATTCTCAGACAATCCAGATGGAGGAACATTAATTTTTACACTAGTAACAGCAGAATCACTTAACTCACATGTTATAAGTCCACTATCTACAACCTCACCTGTAAGTTTATCATAGATTATTAGTTGAGGAGCATTAATATATGACTTACCACCAAATGATACTCTAACATCTACTATTGTTGAATAATCAGAAATAGTAAGAACTCTAGGTATAAAAGCATCTGGTTTTAAGGTATTATCAGAAGGATATCCAAAAACATCATCAGGAACTGATACATCTGCCAATAAGTTGACATCTACTGATTCTGCGATTAATATTGCATTAGAACCAGTTCCAGAAACACTGCTAATGCCAGGTAATTTGTCATAGTTCAATCCACGACTAAGGAATCTAATTGAATTAATACCACCACTAGCAGTTGGTGATTGTGTGGTATATGCTAAGGAATCACAATCATCACTTGAATATTGTAATGATTCTGGAGCAAATCTTAGATTAACTTTAAATTCATTGTCTGATACACCAACAATATTATATGTGCCAACATATTGACTATCTACATATTTAATTTGACCGTGATTAACTACTCCTGTATTATTTGTTGTTGTAACACCACTAGGACCGAAAACATTATAGAATATAAGATCAGGTGAAGTATCCGAGTATTTTAGGCAAACTGTTGGATGGAAAGGATTACTAAACAGAGGAATTGTAGATCCAATACCAACTGTTGCTAATGTGGTTACTCCTACAACCTCAAAACTACCACTTGTCGCAGATCCAACAAATTCATTGAAATAATTTGTATCATAGTAGAATTTTAATTCATGATCTGTTAGACTAGGATCACTCATGTCAAAGACCAAATCATTATTCTTAAATGGTCTTAATTGTGGATTTATTGGGTTAAGTGTATGTTCTGATCCAGTTCCTGCTGATCTTAAATTTACAAATTCTGGTATTGCAGTTTCTGCAAAGGTATTTGTAAGAGATATTGTATTATCGTCTATTCTAACAATATAGTACAATTCACCTTTATCAAGTCCATCAACTTTTGATCCAGAATCAAAATCATATAATATCCTATCACCTGTTATTAATCCATGATTATTTGCTGTAATTCTGTTTAATATTGTACTTACACCAACAGAATCAAAGGTTACAGGATTAGTAACTAAGTAATCGTCAATAATTTTTAATCTAGCAAATGTTGTAGTTCCAATACCCGTAGCAAGACCTGGTTTTACAATTAGATCTATCTCATCACCATCTTGTAAATTATGATTAGCATTAGTCTCAATAGTGGTTTCAATTTTTTGTATTGTACCTGTAATTTTATCTGGTTCTATTTTTTCAAACAAATAATCATATTTGTCAGATCCACCACTAATAAAGAATATATCATCAGAAGTTTTAGTTGTTTTTATTCCAATAGTGTTTTGTGTTTTTCTAGTTACAAAAACTGTTGATGGTAAATTAAATGTACCTGAGAATATTGAAGATGTAGCACATGATATATTGCTTCCACTAGGAGGAACTGTAACTTTTAATTCGTCATTAGTTTGAAGATTATGGAAATCTAAGAATATTTCTTGTGTTAATATAGATCTTTCTTTTGTCTGCCCTAGATATTCGTATGATCTAGTTATAGTTTGACTTACTGTAGTACCAAACCCAACTGCTTCCTGTGGATTGAAATATATTTTTCTATCTGGTTTTGATTCAAAATATTCAGTTACTAGCGGTATAACAATTCTATCTGTATAGAATGATACCCCAATTCCTGATACCTGAGAAGTTCCACCTGCACCAGATCTACGAATTCTTAATACATCATCTTCTCTGAATATATTCAATATATGTGCAGTTTCTGATGTGATACCAGTTAATGTGCTTATACCTGACTGTGCAAAGAATCCAACGGTAGCACCAACTGAAACTTGAAATGGAATACTCGATACTTGTAGATCTGTTACAATACCACTAAATCCATCATCAATTAAATTTGTAGAATAATCAATTACACTAATCGCATGCGATCCTGTTAATTTATTAACGCTAGTTGATAATCCAGATACTTGAATGAAGTCGTTTTGTTTTAATTCATGGAAGGGGAACTTGTAAGCAAATATATTTCCATTACTCCACTCAAAAACAATATCATCAAATTTTTCAAATATTGTATTAATCTCGTTTACAGTTTGACCATTTATTCTATCTACAATTGCAGCTGCCCCAGTTCCTCCAGTATCAGAGTTATCAAAGTTTAATGCTGTGCCAACAGTATATCCTACACCTGGTTGGTTAATTTTAATATTGTCAATTGATCCTGATAAAATTCTTTGAGGAAAAGCAATTTGATTTATGAAATTATATGGTTGAACGATGTAATCGTATGAAACACCGCTACCAAACATGTTGTATGGTTTTGTATTTCTAACTAATTGTGATTCCTCAAAGTTAAAATTACCTTGTTGAATTTTCTGACCTACAGTTATATTTTCTTGAATTGGGAACCATCTGTAAGTATCGCCAATATAGTATGGAAACTCAGGTGTGAGTAAGTTATCTACAGTTGCAAAATATGCATAAATTCCTTGAGTAAACTCAGGTGTTTTACAATATCTACCATTATGCTCATCTAAATCACCGCTTGCATCATAATGATAATCCTCTGCAAAAAATCCTGCTTCAAACTCAGTTAATGAAGGTCTATTGAATATTTTTGTAGGTTCTAACTTATAGGATGTAAGTAATCTTCTAGATCCAGATTGACTATTATCTCTATCTGAAAATCCATAAGGACCGTATATTGGATTACCGTCATATGCCCAACCTATGATAGGAGAGTGACCTACACCATCATCTCCAAATCTATCTCTTACAGTAGCACCATATCCTACACTTTCTATTGCTAATCCACCATCTGTAGAACCTAGATAGTCACCATTGTCAGTTAGACTAGTTACAAATTTATTACATGTAAGTTTTCTAATATTACTAGAGAATGTTGCAGCTCTACCAGGTGCAAGCACAAGAACTGATGTTGTCGATAATGCATATCCAACACCTGCTGATATTACCTTAACACTATCAATAGTGCCATTATCTGCCATGACTGCACGAAGTTGTCCACCATTTGCAGTTCCTATACCAAGAACGGTAAGATCTGGAGGACCGTCATAATTTTGACCACCTGATTGAACAAATGCATCTACTATTCTACCATTGACTATGGTTAGTCCAATTTGACCTAGATTACCAGTGTTAACACTTACAATAGGTGATTTCTCAAAATTAATAATGTTAGATCCATAATCTTGTCCTTTATCAAACAAAAGAGTGTCTATGATAGGACCACGAACAATTGGAGTCGCAGTTAGGGTTTTATTTGCGTCATCACTGGTAACAACATTAACATCTACAGTTACCTGTGGATAAAAGAAGTTTTGATACCCTACTGCCCCAGATGCAAACCTTTCGTATTTTTTATTGACAAAATTTGTTGAATCTGGCAATCTGTCAGATATAGAACCAGAATTACAAACTCTAAAACTATTCTCATCAATAACCAATACTTGATATTGAGTAGTGGTGGATAATCCGCTAATAACCGTAGAGTCAGCATCATAATGCACTACTTCGCCATCTTTAAACCCATGACCTTCATAATAGACATAATCTTTCTCAAGATTAATTGCAGTTGGTAATACTGAAATTTTTCTATTAGTATATCCCGATCCAGAGTCAATTACTGCAATTCTCGATATTCTTCTTTTTGTTTCATAGTCATTGAGTTGATGTATACCAACATTAAGATCTCCTGCAGTGGTTCCAATACTTATCGTGTTAACACCTGCTACTGCATCGGATTTTGTTCTATAAAGTTGGAATATTGTAGATGCAGCTGCACCAACAAAGTATGATTGTCCATTTACTAAAGAAGTGTCAACACCAACAGCAGTGCTAGTAGAAAGTGCTATTGGATTATTGTTATTAGAGTTGTATATTACTCTATCACCTGTTTTATAAAAATGTTCTCTGTCTAGTATCCAACGGTCAGAATCTGTGTCAATATTACCACCAATTGCAAATTTCTTGGCGTTGAATGTAAGTGTTCTATACGCCAGTTCTGTTATTGCCTCTGCCCTTGCTCCAGATCCATTTCCACCATTAATATCAACAGAAACTACTTTTTTAATTTCAAATTCTACTGGATCTACTAAAATGTTAGTAACAGTTCCTGCAATTGATACTCTACCGTATGCAGTGTTTATACCTGTTGTATTATCTTCAAAAGTGATTGATGGTGGATTTAAAACATCATATCCAGTACCTGCATTTACTATATCAAAGGATCTTACAGGTCCGAAGAAAATATTTCTTTCATCTTTGTAATTTGTAATTTCTACACCATTAACCAACATTCCTGTTGTGCCAGGTTGTGTTTTTTCCGATGTAACCTTTGGTCTTGTACCGTCTGTTAAGTTTTGATCAAGAATAAATCGTTTAAGTGTTTTTGCAGGAAATATAGATTCTCTTGCTTGTTCTACACGGATAAAATCATGTATTCCTGTAGGGAGTTCTGTAGGAGCAAATCCAACACATAAACCAGATGGAATGAATGATCTTGCTTGATATAATTTTATTTTATTTCTTTGTGGCAATACTTCTACAAAATATGACGCACGAGTAAGACCTCCTATAGGAACGGTGTTACCTCTTGGCACATATGCTATCTCTTCACCAGTTCTAAACGGTACATTGTTTGAAAAAGCAATAACTGAGTATCTGTCTATTGAAATATCGTAATCTTGGAAATCACCTTGAGATATTAATGGATTTGTTAAGGTAGCTTGTATTTTTTTAGTTGTTATCTCATATGATGGAATAGAGTTAGATGCAACGAATCCTTCTTGTAAGTTAGTTGGAGCATACTTAGAATCTAAAACATATGTGTTAGTTACATCTGCAAGTATTTGATTTTGTCCACCAATAATAGGAACTTCGGTACTAGTTGCCTTTTCTTGTACCCTTCTTACATCATAGTCGATGTTATTCTGCAGTGTAAACGCTCCTAGCACACTTATACTGTTTGATCCGACATCTACGAAGTTAACCTCTAAATTATCCGCTACAACCGTTTGTGTGTTCCTTATAACCAATTCTATGGTGTCACCTTTCTTCAAACTTGACTTGTCTATTCTTCCTCTTAAGGTAAATGAAGAACCTGCAACTGTTGTTATCTCATATCTAGCACTAGTGTTGTAAATCCAAGAATTAAAAAATGTTTGACTATATGTAGCTCCTGTTGGTGGGTTCTTGACAAAACGACCTAAATTTTTAACATTAATACGAGAATTTTCAGTTAGTCCATATAAGTTTTGTAAAGATTCAAAATTACTCAACACTCCAGTCAATCTCATCTCGACTCGTTTACTTAAGTCGTTATCTTCAAAACCATAAACTGTAGTAGGTGCATATAAGTCAGTTGTGGAAGCGATCTCTTTAGTTGTGGTTGTTACACCAATAAACTGGTTTACAGTCTTCTCAGTATACTCTAATGTTTGATAATCATCATCAGTAATCAGTCCAACTTGGAAATTACCAGTTTTTCCAAATCCTATGGTAGAGTCAACGGTAATTACAGTTGCACCAATGCCAATTTTACCAACTGCTTGTGTTTTGCCAGGTATTACGAAACTACCTTCTATTAAATCTCTATCATCAAAACCAATAAAGACAGATATACGATAATAGTCATCTCTTATCTGCACAACATCAGAAATAGGTCCTGATGCAGCATTTACAAGGTCATTACCTACTTCATTGTCTTGATATAGAGTTTGACCGATTAATTTTAACGGATTACCAGATATTACTCTAACTGCGAATGATTGCCTTCTTAGGAAGTTAGCAAAAGATGGTTTTATGAGGAATTTTTCAAGATCATTGATTTTTGGGTCTATACCAAATAATGCCTTGAATAAAATCTTGAAAGATTCGTCAGTTCCCTTAGATTCGTATAAACTTCTTGCTTCTTTTATAAAATTGTTAACATCTAGTTCTGGACTAAGTTCTACACCCTCTAAACCAGGCACATATTGAGTTTTTATCTTAGTGTAAAATTCTTTTAAGAATAATGCACTTAAATTTTGTACATGTGCTCCAGAATCGTGTGTAGCAGGTGTAGTTGTTGTATATGTTAGATTGCTAGGGTCAGCAACAGTGCTGTATGTTGTAATGCCACTAAAACCTCTTGTACAACCAGTAAAACTATTGGTAGTAACACCTGTATATGTTATAATCTCATTATCAATCTTTAAAAGACCAAATTCTTGTGGAAATCCCTTTGTATTTGGAGTAACTGTTATTGTATCGGTTGTAGAGTCGATACCAGAGGAAATAGACGCATTACCACTTATTACATCTTTGGTTAGATTGTCAACCTTGATGTATTTGTCGATATTTTCACCAATATCAAGAGGACCGCCTTGATACTCTTGTGATATGTAATATTGCTTTAGGAATTCTTCTAATAGTGGGTTTTCAGCGATTGCAAACTCTGGAGTCTGATCACCGACAACTTGATAGGTCTTAACCCTAGAAGATAGTGGACTGTATGTTTCTATCATTCTTTTTATGACCTAATAATAGTACCATTTGAGTAACTAGAGGTTGTTTTGTAACCAATTCCAGATATTTGTTGTCCAGAAGAGATCGTATCCTTGATCATATTTATCTTAGTATTAGACATGTCTAATTGAAGGTATAAATCCTTCAATCCTATGATATCATTAGATTCTGGGAACGCTTGAATCTCTACTAAACCATTTCCAAGAGTTGTACCTGTAATATTTAAGGTATTGATGATAACTTCACCTTTTATGTAATCTACTGTCCCTGCAGAAGGAACTACAATAGCAGATTCGTTTGTTGTTACCTCTGCTAACTGAATAACTGCTAATTGACCTGTTCTTAAGTCTGGATTTGGAATGTCAGTAAAGAATAATGTCTCTGTTCTTCCAGAAATCGTAAATCCCGTGCTTTTGATGTTTCTACCATCTTTGTTTACATGGAACTGATTACCAAAACACAATTCATATTGAGTAAATGCGTTAAAGACGGGTTTTAAGTCTCTACGCATTGTAACTCTAGTAATATTTGATGTAATTGCTTTATTAGTATCATCAATTACTGCTAGAGAGTCAGAATACTTAAATCTTCCTCCAAATTTGTTTAAATTAGTCGATTTACCATATTCAGATAGTGCATTTGATACTTGTGCGTTCAAACCTTCGGTATCACTAAACACATTTGAGTTATAATAGACTGTACTATCAAGTTCGATGTATAGAATCTTAAGATCAGTGATTCTTTGGTTGATTCCTGCTACTGAGTAACTTTTGAGTGTCTCTAAAATTCTTGTTTTTGTAAAATCAGATAAAAATGTTGAGTTTCTCGGTTTTATACTTAGCACAACGGTTCCAAACTCAGGTGGATCTAATTCTTCACCGCCAACCACTGAAACAGACTCCGCATCAGGGAATACACTTTGCACTATTGCCTCATAATCCTTTGTTGTGACTGCCCTGTACTGTGATGAGTAAACTCTAGGTGCAATATACTTAATTGACTCTATACTTTCTATATCACCGCCACCTTTTGCACTCTGAACTGTTATAATGTTAGGTGTTACTGACGATGGAAGGGGATTATTTGAATCATCTACCGCATCAGCACTGAAAGAGAAGAATTTTCCATCATTTCCTGCTTTTCCATCAGTAATAATGTAACTTATTTCGATTACATCACCATCTTCTAGTTTTTTACCGAAGAATCCATCACCAAATAGCAATTCATACTTCTCATCCTTGATTTCTTGTATCAAATAGATGTTAGATGTCTCATTTAGACCTGTAATGTTGTCAATTCTTGAATATTCTAGTCCTGCACTTGCTCCACCCTTCCTTACAAACACTCTAATCGACTCTGTATCAATAAATGAGTTCTCTAATATGAATCTTTGGTCTAAACTACCGTTTACTACAAAATTTTTCCTTAAAAGTGTGCCTTGGAAGACTGTAATGCTCTCAAACTTAGCAGTTCTTGGCGGATTTATCGTAATATTGGTTCCTACATCAATTGGAGAAACAACAGTTATGTCTTCTGGTATTGAAAATGTAAAAGAAGTGTTATTTTGTGCTCCTACGCAGACTAATCCTTTGCGTAATGTGACAGTATTGCTATTTCCGTTAAATTTAAAGTCAAAACTTATGACTGCTTGAGCAGATTTACGAGATCTAGGCACATATCCTATGTTTCTTGCCAAAGAAACAACATTTTCTCTCAATGTTGCTGAATCCAAGAAGGATTCATTGACAACCATGTTACTATTGAAGGCAGAAATGTAAGTATTGTATGCTAATATGTCAATTAGTATCGACATATTGGATCCTTCAAAGTCAAAATCAGTAAAATTACTGTTTGATCTTAAATATTGACGAATTTGATCCTTAATTTGATCAAAATCTAAGTTAGTAAACTTGGTTACGGGCATGGTTTTACCTAGTTGCCTCTAAAATGAACGAAAACTGTTGTGCAGTTGCTTCTTGCCCCACAATATTATAACTTACTAGCATTTCATACTCATTATCATCGGGTCTAGGTGTTGCAATTACAGATATTTCAGATATTCTTGGTTCATATGTTGCTAAAAGTGAGTTAACTTCACTTGCTATGATGCTTCCAGTGGCAACATCACAAAAACCAAAGAGAAGATCTCCTATTTCTGATCCTACATCACTATAAAATCTCTCTCTTATCCTAGTTTGCACAAGATTTCTAACAGAACGCATGATTGCTCTCTCGTTTTTGAGCACTCCTAAGTCCCCAGTAACAGGATTAGGTACAAAATCGAGTGTTATATCTTTATAATTATGGGATTTTTGAGATGGCACGAAAATCGGCACAGGTTTCGTGAGTTATTTATACCCCATTTTTCGAGTTTTTTTAACAACCCTCTGAAGTATGCTCCATTTCGTAGTATTGTGTCTCATAAAATAGTCCATCTTCCTCTATTTCATGTTCCCATAACGCATCTTTTACAATTTCTTCGTATAGAGGACTGTTTTTTTCCTCTTTTCGTAATCTTTTTTCAATATGATTTTTAATAATCTTCAGACATTCATCCATAGGGATGGTTTCAGCACCGATTATTTCTTCGGTTACCGAACCATCCTGTTTAATTGTGAACTTGAGTGATTTCATGATCTTAAAAGAATACGAGCAACGCTCGCCCGCTAGTTTTTACCCTGTCCTCTATACTTTTTTCGAGGAGCGTTTCGGGACGACGCAGAATATTTTGTATTCTTACCGTTCCCTTGTCTAGTTTTCTTGTTTATCTTTCTATCAATCATTATATTACCCTGTTCTTTTCATGACCAACTCTGATACGAGGATCACACCAGATCTCATAACCTGCTTCTAGAGCATCTAAACAGAATGATACATCCTCACCACACATATCCTGTACCTCACCTGATTCAAATACTTGCATCTTAGGTGCGAACCAAGGATATTTCATCTTTTCATTCTCCCATACACCATGCTTAATAAGAACCCATCCAAATCCTGTGTAATCGACAGTGAATGGTTTCTTTCTCTTAGTCATTGTTTCACCAGTCTCATGATTCATGACTCCTCCATTATTACGGAAGTTGTCTTCATCCAACCAGTGAGCAACAGAAGTGGTTTGACCATCTTCCGTCATATACCAACCTGCAGCAATGTCCTGATCCATAAGAACTAATTGCAGGAACTTTTGTGTATTGAATACTATATCTGAGTCGATCCACAACTGATAGTCATACTTAAGTTTACCGTCCCAAGGTATTTGGTCAGGTCCTCGCAGGACATTTGCACCCAAGCATTTGCAACGGGCGAAATTAACCATACTACTATAATCTTGTGATATCTGTATACTTACACCATGTTGAACTAAATCAAATGCTAGTTGTACAAAATTCTTTAAGAATACGAATGAACATCCACGACCAGGCATACAGAAGACTAAAGACTTACCTTTCAAGATCTCCCATGCTTTATCATAATCCCATTCTTCAGTCGCCTTTTTCTTGGCAGGTGACTTTGCCTTTACTGTGAATCCTTTTGCCATAATGTTTTAAAACACATCATTATTATAACACATTATATAGTGTATGACAATTAGAAGATAATATTCCCTGACACAGATATTCTTGTTACATCACTCTTGTAGGGTATGACCATATGTAAGGTATTAGAAGGAAACATAAAGAATTGATTTTTAGTAGGGAAAAAATCTTTTCTTTGATCATTATGGCAGAACATAACAGAACCTGGCGTAGGTCCGTTGTTAGTCATATTCAGTCTTTGTTTCTCATTCTTAAGTTCTGGTACATCGTTTAGATAGACAATAAAACTTACATTACCTCTATGATCATGTAATGGATTGCAATCATGCTTCTGCATGTAGTTGACCCATAGGTTGTCAATATACCACTTCGATAACCACTTATTATATGTGACATCTATATGCTTTGACCATAGTTCCATATAGTCTGCTACCTTTATCTTGACCTCCTTTGAGAACCAATCAACTACCTCTCTAGGATAGTTCCACTCATCATGAGTATTCATTGCCAAGTCTACCTCAGCATTATACTCTTCACGATTCCTTATCTGATCGCCATGATGCAGTAAACCCTCTATAATACTATCATCTAGAGTAGTTTGCCATATAGGAGGTCCCCAAGTATGTACCTTATCCATTGAATGTATTATTATAGTAGAGGTTCGCTGATAGAGATATTCTTTCTACATTCTCTGTCTTATGTGGCATTACCATATGAAGTAACCCAGAAGGGAAGATAAGCATCTCGTTTTGCTTGGGTTCTAAAGTACGCTTCGAGTCGCCCCACGCAAATGTTATTGAACCTGCAGCAGGGGCAGTTCCAATGACCTTATCAGTGTAAGTAGGTACTTGTAGGTATAATACGATAGACAAGTCTCCTACATGGTTGTGGAGTGCTGTCATATCGCCCGATTTATAGTAGTTCGCCCATATATGATCAAATGCCCAATTACTTACATCATGGTCTGTAGGAGGAGGCAAGTCGTTATGTTTACTATAACCATTCAGATATGTCTTGAAGTAGGGTTTGAAGATGCCCCAGAACCATTGCTTATCCTTATCAGTAAAGTGCCACTCATCATCAAAGTTAAATGGTAACATGGGTGCTGCTGACTTAACACCACGAATCTCATTCGCCCTCTTAAGTATTAACTCAGTTTGATCTTCATGTATTGTAGTCCTCCAAAGATAAGGACCCCATGTATAACTCTCAGAACGAGGCATCAGTATAATCTTGATCGGTAACGACACTATAAGTAATGTCGCCCTTATGGTACGACTTATATATTCTTCCCCATATCACCTTGAACTCACTCTTATCTAGATTCTTAAAGATACATTCCTCTTTAAAGTAGACATGATAAGTTTTAGTCATTCTTCCGAGATGTAGATTCCTTCTTCGTAAAGTTCGAGTGTGAGTTCCTGATCTTCGTACAAATCTAACTGTTGAACAAACGACTCAGGTATTGTAATGATATACTCATCAGTAACTGAGTCAATCCTAACAGGCAGTTTTACCCTGTTGAATTTTTTTACCATATTCGTGGACTGACCTTTGTTTTTATATATCAGAAATTTTTTTTATAGAGAGGTAACGAAAGGTCGAATTGGGTCGTTTATAGCTTAGAAAGGTTCCTTTGAATTAAAACCCCATCATGAAACCACAAAATATATTTAAGAACAAAAAACACTGTCGTTAATTGTATAATAGCAAGACAATCTTATGTGACATTCTTATTACTTAAGACTGCCAATAATGCTCTGAGTTGTTGTTAGTTAGTCTGCGTAATAAGAAAAGTGTTTGTAACTAATAGTATTATACATTATTCCTTGCTAATTGTCAACAACTGTCAGAAGTCTTAAATGTTATTTAATGCTGACAATTACAAGACTGTGTGTAACTTTGTGTGTCTCAGTTGTTGACATTTTCTTTTCCTTATGTTACGCTCGCTTAGTACACAATAAGATCTCACATTTACTGCTAATTGTTTATATTTAAGGAACATACAGTTATTGTTATAAATCTCTCATATATGTTTATTTTAATATTTAATAACTTTGCGTAATTATGTGTTAATTGTTTATATTAACTGTAATGTGCTTAATTATTACTTAGTGTGCAAATGTGTGAGATGTATTGTTATAACTGCGATTTACACATTATGCGGTTAAATATAACTTACTCTGCGGTATTCTGTGTTTCATTAGTGTTAATTAGTGTACAATCTTTTAGTTGGTGGGGAAACACTAAGAGACAACATTTAGTGGTTTTGTATTTACTTAACTTGCAAGTTACCTCTTGTTCACTAACACAAAAGGTTATATATTGGTCACTAATAAATTGTATTTGCCCCTGCATATGTTCATACTTAATTGTTAATCCAACTTTGCAATCTTCTAGTTTCATTAACTTTTAGGGGCGGTCGATTCTCGTATTATTTAACATTCTGTGATTGACTCTAATTGACAATCAATGACATTATAATCTTCCGAGATAATATTAATTAGTGAGTTAATTTGCTTTTCTCCAGTACCATTAATATAAAGTGTAATATCGCCACTATCTAATACTTTGTGAGATATAATTAAATCTTCTTGTTGATACTCAGATTTGATATATTCTAAGGTATTGTTTACATTAGCATTAAACGGTAGTAGTAACTCACACTCAGCAATATAACCATAGAAAAAGTTAATATCTTTTGATAACTTTTCTACGGTTAGTGATGTTTTTCTAGGCATAATTAGGTTAGTAAAATGTTAATTAGTAAGGACAATCTTAGGCGGTGATTAAACCGCCAGAAGTGAATGGGAAAGTTTTGTTGTTTAGTGTATCTGAAATAAACCACTCAAATTGCTTTTGAAATACTCTAAAACCTGGTTTTAACTCTGAGCAAAGTGCATTTAAGCGTGATTTGGTTGTATTGGACTGCCAACCGCCATCTAGCAATTCAAGAGATCTATCTACATGAGAGTATGAAGCAATTTTGTTACCATGTAGGTAAACTGTAGAGTATAAACCTGCATCATCAGTAAATACGGTTGTATTACCGCCCGCCCAGTTCTTTTGTGATCTGATTGCCATGTTCATTTGTGTTTCGATTTTACGCATGATTTAAAAAATGAAGTGAAATTGTTTTGTTATTATTAGTATAATGGATTTTTGCCACTAATGGGGCATATATGGGGGAATTGAAACAATTAGTTACATAACCCTAGCGTTGTAGTATTTGCTAGTCGGATGTGGATTTGCTTTAGTGCATCCAAATGAATTAAAGAAATTATCTAACATAGTCATATCTAACTCTTGATTTAGTTCCCAGTCAGATCTACCAGTTACAGGATCGGTTACTCTCTTACCTGAGAAAAAGTCAACTCCACCAATATGTGAAACTTCCCAGTCGCTCAACTCATCTACAAAAGTTTGAAAATCCTCGCATAATTCTGCAATATCGTTAAATTTCTCAACTTCTTGAATTCTGTTGATTAGTTGCTGAGTGAGTTTTGTATTTGTCATATAAGTGAAAAAATGAATTAATTTGTTTGTATAATAGTATTGTAGTCTATTTTTTTAAAAAATAGGGTCAATAGTGGACGGAAATATAATCGTCACTATGCAGGGTTGTTTTTGAAAAACTTATCGCTTAGACTGTCGTATGCTTTAGCGTCTATATGCTCAGGTAAACCCATATCATCAAAGTACTGTAACATATCTAACAGTACTTGATCCTCGTCAGTTGTGAAAGTGTAATTGTATTTCATGATTAATAAATTCGTTTGTATAATAGTATTGTAGTCTATTTTTTGAGAGAATAGGGCAATTAGTGTGCGGAAATATTATTGTCACACTCTTTTGCATTACAAATGGCATCCATAAGATTATCAAATGTTTGTGTGTCTATTCTAGGTCTTTGGTCATAACCTCGATCATAGGCATCACACATTAGGTTATGTAACATTTGATACTGTCCGCCTGTAACTGTGATTGTTAATTTCATGATGCAAATTCTGTAAAATAAGGTGTTTTGTAAAGGTCAGCGTTTTGTGATGGAAATTGATGTAATCGCTGAACCTCCTCTACCGCAACAATTATACCAGTTTTGTTAAAGTATTCATCCGCAATAATGCATGCATGCTTATAATCTTTTGTAAATTGAACTGGTTTTGTAAAAATTGCGTATTTCATAAAAAATCAATTTTGTTTGTTTATACTACCATTATAATCGCAATGTTTGAAAAATAGGGTCAATAGTGGACACAAATCTAATTGGCATATTGTGGATCAATTTTAAACAGTTCAGTCAGTTTGTAAAATTTTGTATCACTATAAACAATATATGGTTTTTGTGTCCTATCATTAAATCCCATTGTGATAAACTTCCATTGTGTAAGGTCATTCACAAATGAGATCATTCTCTCAACTGAACCATTAAAGTAATCAGTATTTTCTTTCATATACAACTCTATTAAAGTGCCTATGCTATGGTTTTTGCTTATTGATTTAATAGATGTTTGCATAGTTTTGAAAGTTGATTGTTTCTATAACCATTATAAAGGATATTATGAAAAATATGCCTTTATTAATGTGATTGTAATAATTGTTCATAATCGGTTTTTGTCTCTTAGTTCTTTAAATGCTTTTGTTATCTCAGGGCATACATTCTTATCGAGATTGTATAATCTACCATCATTATCTAAATTTTCATCATAATATTGTGGTAGGTCATTTTGTCCAGTTTTGATGTAACCATGATCTATTTTTCTACCTACTGAACTATAAAACTCTAATTCTTGTAAGTTTTGTTTCTTGATAGTAACACCTTTAAAAGTTGATACCATTAAGTAAACAGTAGGTAAAACTTTATTAGTTTTCCAAGATTTGCACTTGTAATAGTCGATAACCATAGTGCCACACTTACTTGTTAGTTGCATTTTTCTACTTCTCCATTAACAATTAGTTGTTTAACTTGCTCTAGTTGATTATCATTTAAGATAGTAACTAATCCATCTAAAATGTAATAAAAATCGCTATTATTACTCTCATAAAGTGAACATAACTCAGTAAAGATTGCGGTTCTTTTATCATACTTAGGATTGTAAATTGTCATTTTAGTGATTCCTCCATACATCATTAGTTTCTTCATTCCAAGAATAATCATGACGAACATTACACTCCCAAGTTGCATCATAATCTATAACTAACCATCTAGGAATATCAATATCTACTAACTCATATTGAGTAATAAAATCTTCTTTATCATCAAATTGTCCGCAATATGCATCAACATCTATTGAATCAATATAACTTATGCTACCTAGACTATCATTAATATAAGCATCTATTACTTCTTGCTCTCTACCAAATGCATGTATATTGTGAACTAGATAATCATAGTCAGCGAAATAGTTAATATTTTCTTCTCCATACTCATCAATGAATTCTAGTATTTCATCTAATCCGAAATTTATGTTATAATCCTCTAGTAACTCATCAATAGTTGTAACAGTCTCAGATTTTAAAGTTTCTTTGTAGTTTGTACTTAGTGTTACCATAATAAAATTTGTTTGTTATATACCCATTATAAGGGTAATGTTTGTAAAATAGGGTCAATAGTGGACACTAATCTAAGTGTCCATTTGTTGATTTTGTCCCCAATACATTGCATTGAATTCTGCTATATTGAAAAAGTCATCATGATGATATTTTAGGTTTTCTTTTGGTGTAGTTCCCTCTGCAATAAAAACGAACTCTTCACAAAAATGTTGAACTGAACTTATATGTAGTTTTTCAATTGCTCTAAGCATTTCTCCGATTTCATCATCATTCATACCGCATTGATCTATACAAAACTCAATATTTTTGATTGTTTGCTTAGTCTTTGCATCTAGTCTTTTACTTGATTTGTTTGTTCGGGGCATAATAAAATCCTTTTGTATATACCCATTATAAGGGTAATGTTTGTAAAATAGGGTCAATAGTGGACGGAAATATAATCGTCACACTATTGGATTTAATCAAATCTATCATCCTCTAAGATTGTCCAGTAACCACCATAAGAGTAAACTTGACCGTCAACTTCCACCTCATAAGGATAAAATCCAAATGTTTTATAGTGGTCATCAACATATTCTCTAATTAATTGTTTGGTGGTCATTATATCGCACCTCCATACATATTTTTATCGAAATCCATTGACTTAACAAGTACATCCCTTACTCTCTCTCTATCAAGAGAATCTCCACCTCCATAAGTGAACGGTATTGTGTCATTTTCTCTTCTTTTGTACTCTTTCATTAAGAGATCAATAGCAAGTAATATTTCATAATAAGTGACTAACTGATTAGTTTTATTATGCTTCATAGGGTAAATGGCATCATCAGCACCATAAAAAGAAAATACATATTCTGCAAATTCTTTGATTTCTGGACTGATTCTATCGGATTGATTCATAAAGTTTGGTGACGCTATACCTTTATTATAGTAGTTGCTCCATGTAAATGGGAAATGTGTGGACGGTATTTTCACTGGCACAAGTCCTCAAATCTTTGTCTAGCACTTTTCTCTATTGCTAATATAACACCTTCATGATTAGATATTTCAGCAAATTCTGCTTCAGTCAATTTGTTAGACTCACAAAAAGATTGTATTGCTTCATCAAAACAATCTTCTAGTAATGCTTCATGATGTAATGTACTCATAAATTTTTCTCCGTTGTATATTACCATTATAATGGCAATAGTTTGAAAATAGTGCAAATAGTGGACACTAAGTAAACTGTCCTACCATTCTGGTTCGGGTTGTTTACTTTGTGCCTTTTCTACCTTATCATAGTATTTGTCTATGGTAGTCTCAAGAATTCTAAAAATTTCATCAACATCACTAACAAAGTTAGAATCTTCATTATCATCCGATCCTTGCATGTAACCCTCCATAGTGTAAAGAATGGTAGAGATTTGATGCTCAGTTAATGGTACTTTAAATTGTGGGTTCATTTAAAATACTCCTGATAATGTAAGTTGTTGAACTGGGATCTCTTGCTCTACTATATCAACTGTTTCATGATCGAATTCATCCCAATCGAAATTGTAGTAGTCATAACCATGTTCTACTTCATACTTTGCTTGATCCATACTTTCTGCTCTAACAGTAAAGTATTCCATTTTAGTGCATTTGCGAGTCACATAGAACTCATGTAATTGTGTTTTCATTTATTTGAATGATGTAAGTATGTGTGGTCTATTATCACAAAATCTAATAGAATGTAGTTTAGTTCCCATGTACTTTTCTACTCTATTCCATAGATCATCCGAAGTTGTATAATCCCAAAAACCTAGAGCATTGAATTCTTTGAACTCTAGTTCTTCCTGATCGGATGTAGTTCTATCATATTCGATTGATTCTAGGATGACCATAATTAGATTTGTTTGTTATGTACTTATTATAATGGTAATTGTGAGAAAATAGCACAATTATGTGCCACTTTCTATACTGTCATACACTCGAATACTTAACTCTGCATCCTGTGATAATGTAATTCCTTCATCATCTAATGCTTTCCATATCAAGTTAGCAAGTTTTGAATGTTTATCCTCTGGGATAACTTCCCATAGATTGATGTATCCATCTAGCACAATTGACTCTTTATAGTTCATTTTAAACACCTCCTAAGAAATTTTCTGTTATGATTTCTCTTAACTCATCCTTCCTTTTATCATCAATTAGTGTTAAGTATTCAGATAGGATCTCATCTAGTAATTTTTCTTCATTACCACCGAAATCAGTTTGGATACAATCTGCTAGATCTGACTGTAAATCCCAGTGTTTTGTTTCTATTTTGTTATTCATGAGTTTTTGATAGTAAAGTGTGTTTGGGTTGTTTAAAAAAGGGTCAATAATCATTAGAAGTAAGTAATGTCTCCAGTCTCAACTGCATGCTCTAGTTCAAGGTATTCTTCCCTTGCTTTCTCTCTATCTTCTTGCCATTGATTCCAACATAGTTTGCGATTAATGTCCATCAATTCGCCCATATCAACACCTTCCCAGTCAGTCCAGTCACTAACATATTCTAATTGTGACTTGTCATAACCACCTGACTTGAGACTAGGTGCTGTAATAAAGTGGAATCCAATGTCAATGAAAAAGTGCCTACCGAAAAATTCTGATTCAATAGTTTGCATAGGTATGAATTCCCCATGCTTATCATTTAAGTAGTCTTTAAAAATCCAAGTTCTCATAGTTTGATTTGTCTTATACTACCATTATAGACACAATGGTTGAAAAATGCTGTGGTTAATGTGCGGAAATATTATTGGCACACTCCTCCTCTCGATCCCAAAATAATTTGAATAGTTTAGAATGGACTCTATCAATTTGTGGATTTTTGTTTAAATTAAACTCCTCTACAAAATGATATAAACTTTTCAATTGTTTATCAGTCAGTTTTAAGTTGTTAGTTTTCATTAAACTGTCCTCCATTGATTTTTGTCTATCATAGTGTCACAATGCTGACAATTAAGTGCTGACCAACTAAAATGGAATACCCTCGATCTTTTATCACACTTAGGACAAAAGATATTTCTACCCTCATTCCCTGCTCTAGTGTAACGATTGACTGTTTTAGTTATTGGTTCAATATCAAATTTTGAACCCAAATAGTTAGTATAGGTTTTCATTAGAATAAGCAAGTGGTAGTAAATAGGATGATAACCAAGTAAACAAGAATATTTCTCTCTTGTTTTAATTTGATAATATCCTTCTCTTTTAGAAATTTTATGTTATCATACCGTAGCATAGCATCATAAATTTCTTTCTTTGTGTTTTTAAATGTAATTTTCATTTGTCGTATAATGGATAGTAAACTTCTTTGTCAACCGCATGTTTCATAGTGTCATACATTGAAAATGCGGGATCAGATAAATCTTCGCAAGTTGATAAAATGTTAATAACCTCCTCCATGAGATTGATTATCATTTTTTCTTTTGGTGTTGTTTTGTACTTACTCATCAGTCACTTCTCCATTGTAAAGTTTATCTAAAATTGAATTTAGTTGATCTTTGTTATTCTGATTGATATATTGAACTGAATTCAATACTGTTTCAGTTAAGAGTCTATACTCTTGAGCATTTAATATTCTCATGATAATTAAGTGTATTGGTTGACTAGATCCCATGTAGAGATAAAATTCTCTAACCATGTTTTTTGTAATAAATTTAACCTACCATTGTATTCTGGCATTTCTAGTAGGTCGGATGCACATACTCTAGGAAATTTGTTTTTCTTGCACCAGTCAGAATATACATCTATAAGAAATAACATTTGTGATGACATAATAAAAAATCTGTTGTATATTTACATTATAGAGACTATCTGGTTGAAATAGTCTCTATAGTGGACACTTATAAAAGTGGTTTACAGGTAACCTGCAATTTCCATTCCTGGTTCATCATAGAACCATTGTATGCTAACATCAGGGAACATTTCACGCAATTTGTGACATATTGATTCTGGTGGACTCCATGCTGTATTGAAGTTAAGTTCTAGCATATCTTCCTCAGCATCTACCTCAACTGAATTTACAACATCCCATTTAGTATCCCAGTTTTGTAAATTCCAATCGTACCATCTGGAATCTTGCTTACCACTTTTAGGAAATTCAGTTGTAACAAATGACACTTCGCCTGTTTTTGGATTTTTGTGTTCTCTGACTGTAGGTAGTTCTCCATCCTCATTTGGAATAGTTGCCCAGTCTGGACTAGGTATGATTTTACCAAAAACTGTATCCTTAGATGTAAAGATTTCTTTGATACGGTTCAGTTGGTCGGTTTCTTTGTCTGACATGCTTGACCATACTGTAACTCTATTTTTGCACCAATTTGGCATTTAAAACTCCTTTGTTTGTATATTAGTATTGTAGTCTATTTCTTGAGAAAATAGTGTGATTAGTGTGCGGAAATGTTATTGTCACATTACCCATAAGGAATGTCGCCCATACATGCACATTGTAAAATCCAGTCCGCCATAGTAGAATCACAAATGTAATCTATTGATGAACATGCATCAGTATCCCATATATCCCTAGTCATGTAATCAAAAACTTTCTTACGATTACTTGTATGTAATTGTATTTCAACTTTATTCTCGGCAATTGCTACAATACTTTGCTCGATCATATTTTTTGTGATATTATATTTCTTGTCTCTCATACCCTCTACTACTTCGATCAACATAGTCTCATCTAGGTTGTAATTGATCTCATCCGCCCAGTAGTTAGAACCATAGGATGCCATTTCTAAAATATTCTCTAACTCTTCATCAGTTAGAGTATATTCTACTGATATTGTTTGTGGCATTAATACTTACCTCCATTGTTGTTAATGTCAATAAAAATGTTAGATGCTTCACGATCTTCCATTGGTTTTTTAAAATCACACTTTATAAAATCTCTAACATCCTCCAATACTTCCTCAAAGCAAGCATCATCCCAGTAGTTTTTTGCTTCATTCATGAATTCAACTTCAGAGATTTTATCAAAATATTCCATGTAATCATCAAAAACATATTTTACTAAGTCTTTGATGTCCATATTATCTACAATTCTGTCTGCTAGATGATACTTGAGTTCTTGTAATTCTTCAGTTGTTAGTTTCATAATGTATAATGATCTATAGATCCATTATACTAAATCTAATGCCTTTGTAAGTGAATTGTGTATAGGTTTCTCAACTGGCACACGCTTATCAATTAAATCTCCATAGGATTCATGCAATTCACATCCTATATAATGCCTTCCTAAATTTTTTGCTACCATAGCGGTTGTGCCACTACCCATGAATGGATCTAGCACAATATCGCCTTTTCTACTCCCTGCCTTGATGCAGGGTTCAATTAAGTCAGGTGGATATACAGCAAAATGTGCATCCTTATATGGTTTATTGGTAACACTCCAAACGGATCTCTTATTCTTTGTTGGATAACTCTTACTTAATCCTGAGTGCGGTTGTAGTCCAGTTCCCTTATTATGATACTTTCCATTAGTGCGATCTCTAGTTCCCCAGTCCTTAGCAGGTTCTTTGATGCTCTCATTATCATAATAATATTTCTTACTCTTACTGAGTAAAAAGATATATTCATGAGATTTGGTGCATCTATCTTTCACACTCTCAGGCATAGGATTAGGTTTATGCCAAATAATATCTTGCCTAAGATACCATCCATCAGTCCTTAGTGCAAATGCTAACATAAAAGGAATACCGATTAAATCTTTTTCTTTTAATCCCTCTAATTTGTTTGCTCTCCTTGCACATTTATCAGGTAAATCTTGTTTAGTTTTAGATACTGATTGTTTAACTAAACCTTGACCTTTTCCTGGTCGATAGTTATAATAACTATCGCCTATGTTTACCCATAATGTACCATCATCAGATAATACATTTCTTACCTCCTTGAATACTTCCACTAAAGAATTAATATATTCTTCTGGACTATTCTCTTGTCCTATCTGATTAGATTCTCCTCCGTAATCTCTCAGTCCATAGTAAGGTGGGGAAGTAACACACATTTGAACTTCTGTATCAATAGTCCTAATGGTGTCTCTACAGTCTCCATAAAGAATTGTATCTATCATTAGTTAAGATTAACCCTCTTAATATCTACATTTCCATACTGTTCTCTGACTGTTCTTTTAGCACTATCATAGTTAGTAGCAGGGACATCTACACTAATTAAACCCATATCATTTTTATAAAATGTTACGGTTGCTGTACGATAGTTTGTATCAAATAAAGACATAATAAAATAAAATAGTTAGTTTACTGGTGGAATTGTAGTCAAGTTTTTAATAACTTCAATTTCAACTCCTAGTTTGTTTTGTATAAAGTTTTTAGCAGCAGTTGGTGTTGATGCTGTAACTTCTTCGGTGTACTCTTTTGTTCCTTTTGGTAACTTTCTGTAAGTTACAACTTGAATGTATTTCATGTGATTAGTTGTTAGCGAATGAATGGGCGGGCAAACCTTCCTCAAAAATGAGTTCGATTATCTTTTGTAATCTGTTTCTGGTTGCCTTAGATGCTTTACTGTTGACTGGGACATTTACAATTCCATGCGGTTTACGGTAGGATTGTATGTCTCCTGCCAATAGTTTCTCATTTTGTATGTCCTGATAATCGTATTTATGTAATCGAATGACCCTTCCAATAGTTTGTGCCATTTCAATTACTGGTAGATTTCTCAGTAATACAGTATGAGTTAGACCTTGAACATTGATACCCTCAGATAGAATAGAATAATGAAATAGAATAAACTTTCTATTGTCATCATTACCCCAATCTGATAGAGTATCAAAGAACTTATCTCTACGAACTTTCTTTTGATTGATATATGCACCATGCTTTGATGTTATGTGCATTAAGTCATAATTGCGTGACTTGAGTTCTTCGATAATGTCTGTTTGTGAGAGCATTTGCCACAATACTCTGGTATTAGGTGCTGCAACTAGAACTTTAGCATTGTTATGTTCTTCTATATCATCAACAATATCAAGAACAACATCCCGATCAATGTCACTAGCATTATCTTTTGTTCTTTGTTCTTCTCGATCATAAACTTCTAGTTTAGGGGAAAGAATACAACCATTTTGAACTAACTCTGGTGCAGGGACATTGATTAGAGTATTACCAAATACTTTTGTATTATTCATACCTCTACCAGTCTCTAGTGACCTAGTATATTTTGGTGTTGCAGTAAAGAAATACTTTCTAGTTGAATGTCTAGCAAAGTATGATACAGCATCAAAGAAATTTCTCTGAACTGAGTTATGTGCTTCATCAAAATATATTGTGTCAACATTGATACTAGAATCTGAAATTCTGTGTAATGAATGATAAGTTGTAAAGATAAGTTGATGCTCTGTACTGTTGAAATGCCAGTTGTCAATTACATCAGTTTTAGTTGTGCTGAAATGCTCAGTTTCTCCTGAGTGAACATGAAGTACCTCTACATTATCAATATGTGATAAGAATTCTGCTGATAACTGTTGAGCAAGTAGTATTCTAGGTGCTACAACAATAATAGTTTTAGGTAAAGAACTATTTTGATACTGTTTGATAGCATCAGCAATCATGCAAATAGTTTTACCTCCACCTGTAGGAACATATACACATCCTTTAGGATGCTTGCTCATCATGTTGAGAGTTCTAGTTTGATGTGGTCTTAGTTTAGTATTCAAAGTTTCTGTGTCAATAATAATATTATAATGGATAATGAATATAAAATCCTCTATTGATGTGACAGTTTAGAAATTGTAATCATAAAATGCTCTCCAACCATGTCTAAGTGTTGTTGGTCTAGTGGATGTATCGCCACATTGACCCCACCATCCATTTTTCCTTAAACTAAATTTTAATATAGCACCATTAGTATTTCTGGTAAAGTCATACCTTTGATCGCTATTGTTTACACAATGACCTGCAAATCCACCTGCGACTATCTCAGGTTTCCAATCTTCTTGTAGTTTATAATCATCCTTTTGAACCCACACATATTTTGTAGTTCTCTTAACTACAGTAGCAGGGTGTACATCACTATAATAATAAATGCCACAATGATCTCCTATCTCAGGTTGCCAAACTTTCATGATTTAATTTCTCCTAAGTTGTTTATAATTATGAACTGTAATCCTTTGTCCATCATCATCAATTAAGATAGTGCGATTTGATTCTGGT